TCAAAAATAAAAAGTACAGTTGATGCGTTCACAGAACGTGTAAATGATGGAATACCTGAATTACCTAATATAACATTTAGTGGATTGCTCGGAACCGCACTAAACCAACTTCCACAAAAAATAGAATTACCTAACTTAGCAGAAATAAAAGAAGTGGTTTATAATAAGTTAAAAGCGTTACGACAACAAAAACGAGCAGCAATTGTTCAATCACAAATAGAAACAGCAAGATTAGAGCAAACTCCGTTTACAGCACGACAAAATGTAAAAAACGCTAAGAATCAACAGATACTCAACCAAGTAAGAGGATTGTATGGATAAAACATTATTGAAAGCGTATATTCGCACAATTGTGGAAGAAGAAGTTAAGAGACTCCTCCCAGAAATGCTAGCGGAAGCCGTGGCTGAAGTTAAGTCATTACAAGAAACTACACAAAAGCCAGCAGCTGCTTCTAAGCCAAAGTTTTCAAGAGCTCAATTAGCTGAAATGATGGGATTGGAACGTCACGGTGATACCATAGTAGCTACTACTAAGAACGTGGCACCAGTGATGCCAAAAATTCCAGCAGGATATACTGAAGATAATCCTGCGGTTCAAGCTATCAACAAAGATTATTCTGCAATAATGAAGGCAATGAAGTTGGTCTAATTGGAGATTTAAATGGCTCAAAAGTATATCGGCATCACCCTTCCACTTCAATTAGGTAACACGGGATATTTTGCTCAATCAATTTCTATATTTGAGCAAGTCAAGTCAAATTTTAAAAATTTGATGATGACCCGTAAAGGGGAAAGACTGATGCAACCAGAATTTGGAACAGATCTTCATAATATCGTGTTCAATCAAATAACTGATGAAACACTAGATAATATGAAATTATCAGTTTCAGCGGCGGTAGAACGGTGGATGCCATTTTTAGAAGTTGTAGAAATAACAGCAAATTCTCCAACGGATAGTGATTATAATAAAGTTCTTTTAAAAGTAGATTATAGATTTCGAAGTAACCCTAATGTAACTGATTCTATAACGGTTCCTGTATAATAACTTGGAGTAATTAATGGCAACGAACCAACGATTAGTAATACAACCACGACCAAATGTTAAGCAGATAAATTATTCTGCTAAAACTTTCGGTGACTTTAGACAAAATTTCATAGATTTTGCTAAAGCATATTTTCCCAATACGTACTCCGACTTTAATGAAGCTTCTCCTGGTATGATGTTCATTGAAATGGCATCATATCTTGGAGATGTGTTGTCATTTTATATTGATAATTCGTTTAAAGAAAATCTGTTAGCATATACTGAACAAGAACAAAATATTATAACTATATCCCAATTTTTAGGATATAAGCCAAAGTTAATATCACCAGCTACAGTGTCGGCTAAATTATATCAAGTAGCACCGGCTGTATTGAAGGGGTCACAATATGTACCTGACCCATTACATCTCTTAAAGATAGGGCGAGGATCTACGTTCTCAACAAATTCTAGAGTCTCTGTGACATTTAGACTTTTAGACGATGTGGATTTTTCCGACATCACAGAAGCAAACTACATCGTCAATCGGTCTGATGGAGTGAATCCTATAGACTTTTTAATTACTAAGGATGTCACATTAATAGCAGCAGAAGAAAAGACCACCACGTTTACATTCGGGTCAGCTGAAAAGTTTTCTACGATTACTTTACCTGATGAAAATATTATCGGAGTAGAAAGTGTAACCGATTCTAGTGGTAACACTTGGTACGAAGTTGACTATCTTGCACAAGATGTTATTATGGATGATGTACAGGTTACACCAAATACTGAATCTGGTGTAGTTCCTCCTGCTGGATTAAGACTTAGAAAAGTTCCAAGAAGATTTATTACTAGAATCACAAGAGATTTAAGAACACAATTAGTATTTGGCTCTGGATTGGGTGATGCTGACGTAGATGTTACCTTAGATTCTAGACAAATAGCAAACGCTCAGTATGGTACAAATATTAAAAATATTTTAGGGAACGTAGCAATTAATAATGTTAACTTCCTAAACAGTAATGCGTTCGGAGTAGCTCCGGCGAACACCACATTAACTGTAAATTATTTGACCGGTGGTGGTGTAAGTACAAACACTCCATCAAACACTTTGGTTAATATTTCTAATTTAATTATCAAAAACGACACCACATCATATACTAGTGGACAATCTTCCACATTTACCACAGCATTACGTTCACTTACGATTAATAATACAGAACCAGCTGTAGGTGGTGGTGACGGGGAAACTACAGACGAAATCAAACAAAATGCGTTGGGATATTTCAACGCACAGAATCGTGTAGTAACTGCCGAAGATTACACAATTCGTGCATACTCATTACCGAGTAAGTATGGTACGGTAGCAAAGGCATTTGCTTTACGAGATGAACAATTAAATAAAATTATGTCTTTGTCGGAAATGAATTATGTGAACAATCCGGCACAACCTAACTCAGTAAATTTATACACACTAGGGTATGATTCATTTGGTAAACTTACAACTTTAAACTCTATTGTAAAAGACAATTTAGCAAGATATCTTGGTCAATATAGAATGTTGACAGACGATATTAATATTTTGGACGCATTTATCATAAACATCGGAGTAGAGTTTGAAATCTCTGTATTCAAGGGATATAATATCAATGATGTAACTGCTAGAGTTATCGGCAGCATTCAAGATTTCTTCGACATTAGTAAGTGGAGTATAAATCAACCAATTATTCTATCAGATTTAAATTATATCGTAGGTTCAGTTGATGGTGTGAAAACAATAAAAACTTTAAAGATTATCAACAAGTATCAATTTAAAGATGGTTCTGGATATCAAAATTACAGATATGATATTGAGCAAGCTACGTTGGATGATGTAATCTATCCAAGCTTAGACCCAAGTATTTTTGAACTAAAATATCCACAAAACGATATTATTGGAAGTGCCACACAATGAGAAAATTCATAACTCCGTCAAAAGACACAACCATCTACCAAGCATATCCAACAAATAATGCTGGATTGGATGAAATATTAGAAATTGGAAAGGTAGTAGATACGGCACTTGTAGAACCAAGTTACATATCAGCCTCAGCCAGAAGTTTACTATATTTTGATTTACCAACAACGGCGAGTGTGCCAAGCACCGCAAATTATTTTCTTAGTTTAAAACTAGCTAACGCATCTGATATTCAACGAAATCAAAAATTAGTTGTATATCAAGTATCTCGTTCGTGGGATGAAGGTAGTGGATATTTTTATCAAAACGTTCAAAATGTAAATGATGGTGCAACTTGGAGACAATGCGCATTAAATACATCTTGGAGTATGTTTGGTGCAGATATTCTAACGTCATCAACCTCAGCCAGTATTACACTATCTGAATATCCTTTACAAGATATCAAAATAGACGTAACAAACATTATTCGTCCAATTGTAAGTCAATCATTACAAAATACATTCTATGGATTGGTAGTGCAGTTCCCAACCACAGACGAAGTAAATTTATATAATCAAGGAAATATTAAAGTATTTTCTGCACAAACACATACCATACACCAACCAACTTTGGAAGTGGCATGGGATGACCAAGCATTTTCAACTGGAAGCCTAACAGCTATACCATCTACAAATGTCAAGATTGTAGCAAGTAATCTACAAGAATCATATGCCAAGGGTGATGTAGCAAAAATTAGTTTTGTGGTACGTGACCAGTATCCATTACGGTCATTTGATAGCACATTAAGATATAAGAACAAATATTATTTACCAACTTCTTCATATTATTCTATAGTTGATACGCAATCTAACGTAACTATTGTTCCGTTTGATAGTTATTCTAAGGTAAGTTGTGATAATAATGGTTCCTATATAGTACTGGATACCGCACCATTATACACTGGAAGATTTTACACACTAAAATTAAAGATTGATACGGGTTCGTATTCCAAGACTATATCAACAGACACATTATTTAAAATTGTATGAGTATAATACCATTAGATATTCCAAATCCAGATAGTGCTAGTGTAGCTAGTAAGCAAACGATAGATATATCGTTTTCTGAAACCGATGTTAGTGCTTCAATGATTACGGGCTCAATCAAAGCAAATTATAACAATACAGGAATTACAATAGTATCACCACGGTATGAAGAATTTCCAGTAACAGATGGTAGAGTATATTACACACCAACATATACAGAGCAATTTAGTTATCAACAATGGTTAACTACCATTAACAAAACTTTTGTAGAGTTAAATTAACCAATGGCTAATCAAAATAATTTTCAAACCGATTTGTCCTTGTCGGAAACGTCTAACACTAGATTTACGGTTTCACGTATAGTAGAAAATCTGTCAGACGATATTCTTACCGCAGAACTTCCTACGGTATTTCCGTCCGTACTTGATTCTATTACTGTAGAAATTAGTATATATAGTTTGTTTGATAATGCATTGGTTTATTATGGAGTTGCTCAAAACACGGATGAATTCACGCCAATATCAGTAAACACTTTTAAATATTCAGATAATACCATTCGTACATTACTGTATATTAATTTTGCAGAATTACCTAACTTTTTCTTACCAACTGGAAAATATCAAGTAACGTTTAATATTTTTAATAATGAAATTGGTGCAACGGATGATAAAGTATTGAAAGTTACACGTATCTCTCCATCAAGAAGAGAAATCGAACTTCAACATACAAATCCAACTACGGAAAATTTAAGTAAAGTAAACAATTATATCAGTCAAACCATAACAAATCAATGGATTTATGAAGTAGTTAAACAAATATTTAACCAACCAACACAAAACGACAATCAAGTACCTGTTTTTCCAAGTAAAGTAACAAGCGCATCTGTAAAAAACAGTATGCCTAGTACACTTAAAACAAACTTAGAAAGATATGGATTCGATATTAGTAGCGGGTCATATCTTGGAACGAATGAAATTACAAAAAATATATTGGACAGAGCGTATCTAACAGTATCAGCATCCGTTGCACAAAGACTACAATCTGGTTCTCTTAGATTTGACACAGAAACTTTACGAAACCTTATATCGTCTTCGATTAGTACAGCGTATCAACCAGTATTGCAGGACCAGATAGAGAACAGTCAAAAATATAGATACAAACTCCTATGACATATCAAATTAGTCAAGTTTTCTCATATTCTTTCCCTACCAGTAGTTTAGAATATGTAAAAAATTATAATTTTAGTAACAACACAGTTAGCATATTACCGTTAACTGCAAGTAATTTGGATTCTTCTATCCCGATTACTATTGTAGTGTCATCCAGTAAACCTTGGATTCAAGCAACTGTATTAAATTCAACCACTCCTGGATTTTCTCAAGCGTACCCGCTCACAGGAGAATACAGTCGTCCAGCTGTCATTCCACCAAATGGTTCGTTAAATATAGCTATCAGAGTAGATACACCTACAGAAATAGACGTACTGTCAAATGCACAAATATTTGAAAGTATACAAATTCGTATGCTTTCTGGTAGCGGAAGTTCAGAAACTATAAATAAATTTGTTACACAATCCAATGTAAATGATAGAATCGAAGTAAACTACACATATCTTATAAATTCATACTATCCTCGTCCAAACATACCACGTGCTATTACTAGTGTTGATGATTTCGCTGTACTAGGAACATTTACTGAGATAGATAGAGTAGCTAGTAAAATAGTATATACCCGTGGTCAATTACTAGAAAAGAAAAGAAAAATAGAAATTATATTAGATAATTTCAGTCAACCAATCTGCGGATATCAATCAGTTTACTCAAGAGATTTTTATGGTGTATGTGCTGATAAAAATTTTGGTGATGATGCAGAACGTGCTAATGATAAAGTAATGTTATCTAACAAATGGAATTTCTCACAACAAGATTTTCCAAATATTGCATCAAATATACGCAATAACTGGGCACCGGAATACATCTACACGGGTGGTTCTACATATGGTGATACCGTTAAAATATTAAAACAAACATTACGTGATGCTTTGTGTATATACGAAGGGCAAGATTCCGATGTAATACCAAAGGGTGGTAATGTATATAATTTCTTTAACTTTAGTGTAAATGATTTAGACACAAAAAGTTTTGAAGAAATTTTAAAGTACGTTAAGAATATTTTACAAGATTATTTAAATATTATAAATAATCTTCTTTTAGCAAGCGGAACTTCATTTGGATTGGGTAATACTTCTCAAACTAATCCAAATCAAAATTATTATATCGCAACAAAATTAAACGAACCATATGAAAATACGGTAACCGTTCCTCTTAGAATTAACATCACAACACTAGAGGTACCGTTATTAGCAGCTATAATGACATCTTCTATGCAAGTATTGGCAGAAAAGATGATAACATTTATG